TGGCTCTGCGGTCGTGGAGGTGGGGTCGTCAAGGTCGCACGCCTTGGCGATGCTCTGTTTGTGCCGCCATTCCCCTGTAGGGGCGTGCTCAATGGTGGCTCCGCAGAAATGGCACTTCTCGTCAGTCATGTTCACTACTTTACCCCCGTTTCGGCGTTTAGGCTGTGGTGAGTGCGTGGGTGTTGATCTCACGGAACTCGTTCTCTGCGGCGAGGGCTTCCTCATAGGTGCTGAAATAGCCGAGGTGGTAGCGAACACCGTACATGGTCACTCTGGCGTGCCACGGTTGGATAAGTCCGGGGTGTTGCTTGGAGCGGTTAGTGGGCATTGTTCCTCATTCGTGCTGGTCGGACAGGGTTGGGGTTGGGACCGGGCTTCTTGCGGGGGTTTGCAGCGTCGAAGGCGGCTTCTACGGCTCGTGCTTCCTCTGCGGTGGCGTAGTAGCCCAAAGTGATGTATCCGCCTCTGTAGCGGCGGGCTACGAACGGCTTGCGGACTTTTGGAGTGGTCGGATCAGCCTTTTGCCGGTTGTTGTTGATGGCGGCGGGGTAGATGGCGGCATACGCCTGTTCTTCGTCCCACGCTTCGTCGTAAGTGCTGAAATGTCCGAGGTAGGTGCTCTGTCCGCCACGCTTCACTCTGGCGACCCACGGCTTTGCCTTGTTTGGTTGGTGGGAGGGCATGGTGGATACCTTAGCCAAAGTGGGGTTGTGCGGTCAAGTTTCGATGCGGAAGAACTTGGCTTGCGCCTTTGGAACGCTGATGAACTCCTCGCCCTGTGTGTAGATCGTCTCTTTGACGACTTTCTGGGCTTGGACGATGATTTCACCACTAATGGCGAGGGCGATGGTGCGGTCGTGGTTCAGCATGACGAAATGGGTGTTTTGGATAGGTGCGGCGGCCTCATCCGTGAACTTCGCCTTGCGCCCGGCAAAGTGAACAGTGCTATACGGGAAATGGGTGCCTTTCCAGTTGTGTTTCACCTCCACCTCAAAGGCATACGGCTGCCCATCACGCTCGGCGAGAACGTCGATCCCGTATTGGTCGGGGTTCACACGGGGGTTGTGAAATCGGTGGTTGGCGAGGTAGGCGATCAGTTGGTCTTTTGCGCTGTCGTCGTTGTCGTAGAGGGTTTGGCTGAACGGCTTACGGCTAGACATTTGGAGCCTCGTAGTCATCGCAGGGGGTGGTAATGGTCTTATCGAGGGCGCAGTAGTCGCAACCGCCGAAAGGGTGTGCTTCCTTAGCGTGTCCGCAGTAGCCGCATGGATCGCTCACCGTTTCCATCGTTCCATTTCAGCATCGTTGCTCTCTTGTTGTTGCGCCATAGCGTTGCCGAGGGCTTCCAAACAGTCCCACCAGCCTTCGCAGTAGCCCTTATAGTGGTCGCTCGCCGGTTCCCCGATAGTGTCGGGTGGTTCGGGCTTGTTGGCGAGGACACGCTCGTAGATAAGGTCTAGGAGCAACTTCTCCTGCCGGTTGATGTTGGCGATGATTTCTCGGCTCATTTTCCACCTTCCTTGGACAAAGTTGTTCCTGTAGGGGTAAGTTTCTCCCCGCACAGTGGGCAGTAGGTGTAGTCGATCCATTGGAAGTCGGGATTGGCTGCGCTCGGCAAGATTTCACTACCGACGATGTGCTTGCACGGGGGCGGCGTAGCGACTAACTCTGCTTCCACCCAAGCGTCATCACGGCCTTTGCTGTCCACAACCGTGTACACGGTGTCCACTTGGGTCACGGTGAGGTCGCCCAACTCAGGGTTCCCGATGAGCCGAACCTTGTCGCCCACCTTGAACTTCGGCGGCTGGAATGTATGGCTGGCAATAGTATGTGGCGGCATAACATCCTCGGTTGGCTCGGTGGTGGAAACTGCTTCGGCTAAACGCTCCCCATACAGGTCGTCCTCGCCGATCATGTCTTGGAGTGCCACTCGGTAGCCGTGTGCGTAGGCGGAACCGTATTCGCTAGGCGTGACCTCTTTGAGCATGAACCGAGCGTTGTCCACGAGGTCGTCGTAGAGGTTGAGTGCGTGGATCGTGTCGCAGGGCCAACCGTGCATACAGGAACGACACCACGGGCCAACCTTGCTCTCAAGGCACCGATGCTTGTATCGCAGGGCATCTCGCTCTTGCTGGTTCATAGTTTCTCTCCTGTCCATTCCAAATACTTGTTGAGGATGGTCAATGGCTCAAAGTGGTCGCTGCCATCTGGCAATACCCACGACCACTGGGACTGAGTTGCAATCACCCGACCAGTTTGTTCTCCAGCGAAGTGAGTGAACGTCACAACATCGCCCACCATTGGGTTATAGACCCCTGATGCCCTCATAGTTTCTCTCCACACTTAGGGCAGTAGGTGAAGTGCAGCCAGACGTTGATGCCTTCGGTGGTGTGAGGGATTTCGCCACCTTCTACGTGGTCGCATACTTCACGAGTGGTGGATACTTCGCTGCCGTGGTGAACTTCAGCCTCCCAAGCATCTAGCACACAGATGACAGCGCACTCTGGGTGCCACTTGTAGCAATCAAGGAAGTGAGTCCGGTGTTGCCGGAAACTTTCCCAATGCACTCTCAGGTCGTCTCGCTCTTGCTGGTTCATAACTTGCCTCCGAACAGCATTCGAGTATGACGAGCAGCCGTAGTCAATGCAGGGTCGGTTTTGTTACCCTTCTGACGCTCGGCGTAGGCCTCTCGGCGCTCCATCTCCTCGTCGTGGCTCTCAATGGCTCGCTCAATGCTGGCGGCGAGTGCTGCGTCCTCGTTGGTGTTGGTCGCTGCTGGCAAGTCGTCGTACCAACTCAAGATACGCTCGGCTTGCTCACGGCTTACCAGCAGGCGTATTGGGTTCTTCATCGCAGTTTCTCCCCGCACAGTGGGCAGTAGGTGTAGGGGAATGCCTTGCCGTCATAATCAGGGTCGCTCTGCCTGATGTGGCGGCACTTCCTTTCCACCAACTTCAGTTCATCTTGGGGCGTGGCAAGTGAATACGGCAGTGGTTTGGTCAAGGGGCGAAGCCGGTAGGCAACTACCACTTCCATCACCTCACAGTCCTCACCGACGAGGTGACGGACAGTATCGCCCACTTCATACTTGTTCGTGAGTATCACGGTTCTTCTCCTGTCAGTTGGGAATGGGTCATCGTCCGGGGCGGACAAACAGCGATGAGATAAGGATGGTGGCTACGAAGCCGAGCAAGAAGCCGTTCAGCATCAGAAGATCCTCGCTGGCACATGGTCGCCCATTGCGGCGAGGTCGGCAATGTCATCAGCACTCAATGGGTAGCCTCCATTCGCATCCACGCCCACGTCGATACAACGCCCACGCTTACGCCATGCACCGTGCGTGTGGCCGTGCAAAAGAAGGCCGTGTGGTGGCATCTGGGGTCGGTGTTCGTCGTAGCGGTCGCTCTCAGCCGTATCGCCCGAGGGTGGGAAGTGGCAGAGCGTGGCCGTTCCGAAGCCGAAGTCATCTCGGATTTGGTTGCTCAAGACATCAGCAAAGCCCGCATCAATGTAGCGGGCGATGGCATTGCGATACTTATTGCCGGTCACGCCGAACATCCGGTCGTGGTTGCCGGGAATGAGATACTTCGTGCCGTTCAGCAAAGAGATAAGGGCGAGGCTGTCATCCAACTTGCCCATGCAGACATCACCGAGGAGGTAGACCACATCATCGCTGGTGACTACGGAGTTGTAGCGAACGATGAGGTCGAGGTTCATCTCATCAACCGATGCGTAGGGTCGGCTCGTGTAGGCGATGATGTTCTGATGCCCGAAATGTAGGTCAGAGGTGAAGAAGTTCGCCATAACCCTACTCTAGCACTCCGAGCAGTGGGGGGTCAAGCGGAAAGTTCGCCTCGGTGATCCTCGATGAACCGAGCGACGGCACGCTCGCAGAACTCCTGCACAGTTTCACCGTTGCGGTCAGCCGCCTCCTTGATGAGGGCGTATTCCTCGTCGGTGAAATCAACCTCAATGTCTGCCATCTCAACCTCCATTTGTCCAGACAACTTCCACATTGCGCTTTCCACCAACGCTCGTGTTCTCTCGCAGGGGTCGGAAGGGCAGGTAGTCACCACCGGCTCCCTCGCAGGCGATGACTTGACCTTTGCGGCTCTGTATCCACGCTGCCAGCATCTCGTAGTCAATCATCTTGCTGCTGAACCGATAGCCGGTTCCGGGGTCTCCCTTGTATGGGGGGTCGATGAACCATGTCGCCTCAATGTCGGGGGCTGTAGTGAAATCGCCCTCCATGATTTGCCAGTGCTTGACCTTGTGGAGCGATTCGCTCATGGTGCGTCGGCTGTTGTTCCAGTTCTGCGCCATGATTTCGGTGACGGTCATCTGCTTGTAGCCGAACGCAGCCTTGCTCACGCAGTGCAGGATTTGCAGGAAATCTGCTGATTTCTCGCCCTTGGTCAGTGGGGGAAGGGCATCAACTTCGGCTTGGGTGGCATCGTTGATAAGCCATTTCCAAACCTCAACGACCTTTGGGTCACGCTCAACGAGGATGACTTGCTTCTTCCAGTTCTCGCCGTGCAGTGCGTAGGCTGCTGAACCGGCGAATGGCTCAATGATGGTGTCGAACGCTGGCTCTGGATACCACTTGGCGAGTCGCTTCTTGCGTCCGTAGTAGTAGAACACTTAGAAACGGCCTGTTGGAGCGTCTGGATGTCCAAGGATTTCTGGCTCCATGGCTGTGCAACGACACTTTTCCACCATGCACTTGCCCCAACCGTCTTGGTCGTGGTCGTCTAGTCCGTGATAGCAGGTGCAGCGTTCGTGGTCTGAGGGGATCGGGGTCGCCACTAGAACTCCTTTTCAGGTCGGCCTTGCTCAAAGACCAACGAATGATGCCCGAGGTCGAGGTAGAAACCCCACTTGCCGTCGAACTTTTGGATGTTCAGCCCGAACATCGGGTTGTAGTTGCGGAGTGTGTAGAACTTCATGGGGTTCCCGTCTTTGGATCGGTTAGTGGTGCGCCGAGGAGGTAGTGGGCGATTTCAGCATCGGTGTATGGGGGCTTTGTGCCGCACCAACACGGCTTATAGGCGTGGTAGCGGCCTGCTCGGACGATGACGGTCGTGTGCTCGCAGTGCATTGGTTCACCCCCGGTCTAGGCAACATAACCTACTACTGCTTTGCTCTTTCCACCAACCTACGCAACATCTTGACCTCGAACTTGACCATCGCCTTCTGCTTCTTCAGGTAGGCCAACTCAGCCTCTTTGTGGCGGAGTTGATCCATGAGTTCACTGATGTTGACTTGCTGAGGTGGCTGTGGTGCTGGCTCCGGGATAATGGCGCAGGGCATCGAGAACGGTGGGGCGTGCATCCACTCCCCGTTGCTCAGTAGGACAATGGGCTGGTTGCAGTTCACGCAGGTAATCACTGTTGCTCCAATGCTCTAGGTAAGCGGTGCTGGTCATGACGCAGGTGCCGTCCAACTGGTTCAGGACGGTGGTGCAGAACTTCTTGGTCTTACGGGGCAGCCGCTTCACACCGACGATAGTGTAATGCTTGCCGTTGGGCTTGATGACCCACTCTCCCCGAAACCCCCTCACCGCAGCCAACCGCCAATGGCAGCCAAGGTGAAAACTCCCCCTGCGATCACGCCTGCGAAATAGGCGAGAACGCTATTCACTGTTGCGCCGCCGCAATAGCAAGGGAAGCGTGAACCTGCGCTGCAAGGGTGTGGAAGGCGATTTCACCGTCAATGTCCTTCGCCGGAAGGTGAATATCGACGGGTGTTTCGTCTTGCTTCATCCATTCCTCAACCGGAACGCCCTCTGGCTTAGACTTCAGGCTGATGTAGCAACGCACCGCCGTCAGGTGCAGTTCGGCACTTCTGGCGTGGTCAATGGACTGTTCAAGTGGTTCTCTGGTCATGGCTGTCCTCCTAGTCGGGTGATCTCTTGTTTGATGTAGAACACGGCCTTCTTCAAGTCCTCAATGGTCTTTTCACTATTGCCAGCATCCTTCAATCCGGCTCGCCACAGGTACTTGATGGCGTTGCCGACGCAGAAGTTCCGGTGCTGGGTGATTTGGATGCACTCCACCCCGGATGGGTCGCTCCGGTAGTGAGCAGGCTTGTTTACAGGGTCGTGTTCTTCAAGTGCTGCGGAGC